TTGCAAAGAAGATAAGTGATCAGGGTAAGTTATTAAATGCAGTAAGTCAGGTTAGAAAAAAATTAGGTATAACTAGAGAACAAGCTGGAAATATAAAAGTATCAGAGGCAGCTGCTGCACTACTAAATCTAGATAACAGATTAAATGTTAAGAATCCTAAAGAACTTAGTTGGGCAGGTAAGTTAAATCAAAGCGTAGTAGATGCACAAAGAAAAGTAATACGTCTGCTTGTCACAGCTCCTAGTACATCTTACCTTAACTTAGTTGGTTATCGTGCTGCAATGTTAGCAAACACAGCTTCTGACGTTGCTCTTAGTTTAAGTTACTTAGGTACTTACGGTCTTAATAAAATGTTTAACTATGGAGATCCTGCAGATGCTTTACGTATAGCTAAACAACTAGCCTACTCTCAAGTTCAGAGAGCAAAAAATCTTATGGACACAGAAATGACTTACGATGCATATATGTCCATAGCACAAAAAAATCCTGAAGCACTGAAACAATTAACATTTGCCATGAATGGTGGTATAGAAGTTGATGATGCTTTAAAGAAAGCTTTTGGTGGAGAGGTAGATTACTCCAAGAGTTTACTTAGTTTACAAGCAGATAAGGGCATTGACATATTACAAACAATAAACTTTGTACATGGTCAAGACATACTTACAAAATCTCAAGAGTTTGTGTATCAATTAGATAAGTATTTAAGAATAGGTTTTAATAAAAATTGGAATGAGTTTTTTACTGATCCAGATGCTGCTAAACTTATGCGAGATCCGAAGTATGTAACAGCTTTAAGTAAGTCAGTATACGAAACACAAAAAGCTACCTTCTCTTTGTCGTACAAGGATGCAGGAACTATACCTAAAATGATAGAAGAACTCAGGGATGTTCCCGGATTTGGTTTACTAGTACCTTTCGGTAGATTTTTTAACAACACTGTAGCTTTAATGTCAGATGGAATAGGTGCTACAGCACTTATGCAAGGTCTTGGAGTTAAGACAGGAACTGAAAGATCTTTAAGAGAAAATACTATGCGTGGTTTTGTAGGTTTAGGTGCTTTAGTTTCATTAACTCAATCAGAAACATTGAATAGAGAACTTGGATTATCTTGGCATCAGCAGGTAGATAAAGAAACTGGTGCTGTTAAAGATGTTAAGTATGACTTTCCTTTATCTCACTTTAAAGGATTAGGTAGATTTTTTTCGTACATCGTAGAAGGTGAAAACATGCCAAAAGATGAACGGAATGATATACTTGATACTATTGGTATAGGTCAACTTACCCGACAGTTAGATGACTTTGCCGAAGGTTTTACTGACAACTTTGGTTCAACAATATTTAATTTTGAAACAACTACAGCTGATGGTAGAGTTAATCCAGAAGGAGTACAAGGTGATCGTATAAGAAAAGAATTACTAGCTAAAACTCTTGGAAGAGTAGCTTCTCAAGTTGCATCGGGGTCAACTAGATTTTTAGACCCTGTTAATACTGCGGTTGGTTTAGCCAGAGGTAATGACTACAAGATGGTCAACAGAAAAGAAGGCAGTGAAACATTAAATAATTCACTACGTTATATGGATCAGATAATTGCAGTGGCAATGGGTGAAGATATATCTGAAGAAAAGTTTAATGCTACTACAGGAAAGATGACTCTAGATGCAGCTAAACAACTTGGTTACAGAGAAGTTGAAATGTCTGACACCAAGAAGGTAATGAATATCGTAGGTATGCCAAACTATTTAGCTAACATAAGAACTAAAGATGCTAAAGCAGATAATAGATACAATCAACTATTTCACGATATTATAGAACGAAGGTCTTCTGAGTTACTAAGAAGTGATAGGTTTAGAGAAGGTGATGATAGAAGTAGAGAACCTATATTAAGTTGGCGTCAAGGTTTAGTAAGAGATATGTTGTCAGATGCTAAGTCAACTACGATAGCAATTATGGAACGTGGTGTGTATGATACAGACGACACAACATTTGCTAAAATGATAAAGATAGGTTCTAAGTATGGTTGGGATAAGATTGATAGAAATCTTGCTGCAATGAGTGAAAAAACTGGGGAAGATCTAGAGTTTAAAAACCTAGATAGTCAACAGTTAGATACTTTAGAAGCCTACCTAGAGTATGAAAAATATGTTAGAAAAAGAAGAAAGAATTAATCCTCTAACATTCTATCTGCCCACTCGTAAGCTTCTCTCTTTACCTCATCAAGTCTAACATAACCACCACGACTAGCAGCAAGCAACCCTGACAGTGCTTGACCTGCTAGATATATACGAGCTGACATAGGTGGCTCTTCAATAACTTTTAATTTACGAAACTCTTGGGCTTCCTGCTCGAGGGTTTTCTTTTTTATAACCTTCATTTTATTTCCTAGACTGCTGTTGTACTAAAGCCTCAAGATACCATTGAGCTTTCTTTAAATCTTCTACACCATTCTTATACCTCCAACGGTGAAGGTACTTAGCTATGTTGCCCCGAAGGTAGCCAGTGTATTCTTCATCCGTTAGAAAATCTTTTATGTATTCGATGCATTCGATATCACCCCGACCATAATGCGCTGGGTTGTTTACATTATCTTCTGCCATGTGTTACACCTCTATAAGTTCTGCTTCACCGTAAGGAATGTGAAAGAAGTATTCATAACGTCTAGCGTTGGCTAACCATATCTCCTTTGCACAATCCTCATTAAGTTGAAAGTCTTTGATTCTCCATGCTTGCTTACAATCACTACGTATGACGTAGAAGTTACAATAAGTATTGTCACCCTCTACTTTCTTGTACTTGTTTATAAGCCTATACTTTCTGTAAGGTATACGTATTTCTTTCCACTTAGGATTCCAATCACCTGTCCACTGGTTCTTCATCTCCACTTCAGAGTAATACATACCACCATTCTTTTCACTCTTTATGTCAAAAGAAAAGTCCTCCTCAGTATCAAGGATAGTATGCCCATGACTTTCTAAGTAACTTGTTATTGTTTTCTTAGCCTTACTGTCATTCTCTGCGTATGACTGAGGTTGAAACCTTCTGTAATATGATCCTTTAATTGGTTGTAACATGGTATCTCCTTATGTTAAATCTACAATTTCACAGACATCGCCAGAGCAAGCCATTGTCTGCATCGCTACAGTGTTATCTTCTTGTTCGTACTCTGATAGTTTAGACCAGTCAATCTTATCTGGCATACATGATAGTAACATTTCATAGTCATGCTTACCACAGTCTTGGTATGGTGCTTGTTGATAGGTGTGATCAGAGTGTGGTAGAAATGATACACCTGACATCTCGTCAAAGTGTTTGTAAACAAATGCACCAACCTCCATCCATTCATCATCTCTTACTGAGATAGTGACTGATGGCTTATGTTCACACCATGATCTTTGATATATAAGCCACATCTCTAGTTGCTCTATGGCTGTCATATCGTCTCTTGTAATAGCTTTGTTAGGAGACTTTACAGGAAAACTAAACACTGTAGTTGTATCTCCTTTGAATACACAAGGCTCATTAGGTATTCCTTGGTCTTTCATAAATTGTGTTAGAGGATCTTTGTTATCACCTCTTACTGTTCTTATGTAGTACCTACTGTGTCTTGCGTGTATTCCAGAGGCACTGTCAACAAGTTGGCTAACCGTTCCGCTTGGCTTGACACAGGTGATAGATGTACTTTGTGGAATGCCAAGCCGATTAGCATAATCATTATTAGTATGAACAGCAACTTCTCGTAAATGTTCAAGGGTCTTCTCCAATCCTTTGTTTCTAGTTGTTAATAGTTTGTTGTCCATTATTCCAGTGAGCGACACACCCAACAGTCGTTCTTCTTCGGTATTTCGTTGCCACACTTTTCGCAGATATGGAAACTTAGTGAAGGAAGACTGAACAGTCCCAAGAATAGTTGCCAGTTTAACTTTACGCTCAAGATCATCAATTGTATCTGTTGCTCTAACCACGACTTCAGTGAGGTTACAAAATTGATAAGGCCGTAATATAATTTCACTGCATGGGTTGGTGCCAAACTCAAAGTCAGGATCACGTCTGCCAAACTTTGCAGCTTGTTTCTTAGATGCTTCACGATTGAATATCCCCCTTTCACCAGACTTACTCTCAACCAGAGCAGTCCATTCTCTCATAAATGTTTCTATGTCAGGCTTCTCTGTATAAGAAACAGAGTTGTTAGCCAATGCTCTGTGTGCTGCTGTCTCCCACCACTGTCCTGACTTAGCATGACGCATACGGTCATCACTTAGGTTAGACAGGGAGATCATAGCACTACGTCTTACTCCACCTACAACAACGATCTGACCAATGAAACACATTAGGTCATGGCATTCCATAGATGATAGCTTACGTCCTTGTGCGCTTCTGAATGTCTGCACAGTAAAGTTAAATAGTTCTACTAGTGGAGCAGGACCGCTAGCTCTACCACCAAATGTCTTAAGCCTTGCACCTGCAGGACGTACACGAGATATATCCCACTGTGGTATCTCACCTGCCCAGAGTAAAGCTAACAGCTGACGAAAGGCTTTAGCCCAACCTTCTTTACTATCCTTAACAACTATCATTGTCTCACTGTCGTATAGCTCAGGTACTTCTGGTAACTGCTGAACAAACTGACGTTCAACACTGAAGCCTACACCAGTACCACACAATAGAATAAACATAGCCTCGTCAAAAGACTTAGGGTCATCTACTGGTAGGTAAGAACAGTTGTACCCTGCTGTGTTGTCTCTCTCTAATGCTGGACCTGCAGTCATCATAGCCCTCATACTAGGCATAACTTCTAGGTTAAGTATAGCTTGCTCTATTTCATTTGTTGTTTGCTCATCAACTTTTGTATGAACAACTTCAGATATGTATCTGCTTACTGTCTCAGGCCAAGACTCTCTACCTTTACCATCAAAGTATTTTGCATACCTCGACTTATGTATAAATGCTTGGTAATCAGTTGGTAAATAATTATTCATGTGTACTCCTCTACGTCTGTCCACGGATAACATGGTACAATACTTTGTCTACAATACTTTGCGTTGTCTACTAGCAATACTGGCAATACTACTATTACAAATATACAAAACAGGATAGGCCATGCTAGACCCTTCATATCACAGTAGTTCATCTGTCATCTCCTGATCCTGATATTACACCACGTTCTAATCTATCTTTTAGTTTCTTAATATTGTTATCAGCTATCTGTTGCATATCAATATTTAAGTCTCTACACAATGCGGCAATGTACCACATGCAATCTCCTACTTCATCAGCAATAGCTTCTCTATCGAACTTACCATCACGTAGTATTTTCTTTACTTTGTTTGCTACCTCTCCTGCTTCTGCAGCTAGACCCAACGCAGGGTATATTACTGCATGTTCTTGTTTGTATATAGCTGTACTTACAGCAGCTCTTTGGTAGTCGTTCATTTGACTTGAATTAAATATTTCAAAAGCTTCTATATCATCTTTACTTATCATATGTTACCTCACATTCTAGTACTTTTGCATCATCTATATCATATAAATAATTTTTAACTAACTCAGATATTACCTCAGTGTTATCGCCAGAAGTCTCCAAGAAGTTTGCATCTGGATCTACTCTTAGTATTATATTAATCTCAAACTCCATGACGAACCCCTAGTTATATCCATACATGGTAGTCATGTCAATCTCTAATGGCTCTATTGTTTTCATAAAATGTTTTTGCCATTCATAGGCATCATCAAAATCTTCAAACCAAAAGTTATCATCCGCTATAACACCATCTACTTCTGTCCTACAAACCATGTACCAGTTAGCACCATCAGGTGCTTCATCTGGGTATTCTTCTACACTTATTGGGCCTTCTATTACGTCCCATACTTTAACTATCATTATTATTACCCCAGTATTTTAACAAGTTCATGTAATGATCTAAGCCTATCATAACAACCCAAGGCTTACGATCTGATCTATAACAAACTACAGGCTCACCTTTACCATGAGCTTCAGCTTGTTCTATGTAGTCATACACAGTCTTCAGTGCAGACTTTCTTCTTTTAACTTCTATTGTTATTGGTATCTTTTTTCTAGCTGCAGGAGATAGTTGAATATCTTCACCGGTATCTCCCATAGTAGTAGACCTAACGTCATCAGGTTCTAGATCAGGAAATGTTTCCAGTATCTTATCTCTGATTTCATTCTGTCCAAGACGACCTTTTGCTTTAGCTGCCCTAGCCATTGGTAATCTCTGGAACCTTCGGTGGTTTCTCTACATGAACCAGATACTCAATGCCGTAAGAGTATTCAAACATTCTTAGGTTAGGCCAACAAGATTTCTTGTACTCACAGAACTGGCAAGACTTATCTAACTTGGTGTTAGGACTAGACTTGCTGGCAGGTACGGGTGATATACGCTCAATAGGTATGTCACCTGCGACCATAGTTTTTGCAGCTTCCATCTCTGTTTGTTTGGTAGAAAGCTCATTAGAAAAATCATATACGTCAAGGCATATCTCTCCATTAACTTTGTCGATAGCTAGAAAAGCACCACGATTTTTATCTGTAACTAGTGGATCATCTTG